TAAAGTGGGTCACCTTGTGCATGATAGAAGCTCGGAACTCGGTGTAGTATTTAGGGCAACCCGCTGGGTTAACCAGCTTAGCTAAGCCATACGCATCTATGGGAGACTGCGCAGCGGGTGTACCTGTCATCATCCAAAGCCGTGGGTCAGTGATGTTCACAATCTGGCTGAAAATCTTCCAGCGGTTGGTCTGCACGTTCTTATATGCGTTCGCCTCGTCCACCACGATAAGGTCGAAGCCGCCTGCAATTATCTCGTCCTTGACGATAGCTAGACCGTCGAAGTTAATGATGACGAACTCTGCCCCTGCTTCGATAATCTTCTTGCGTTGTGGGGCTGCACCGTGCGCAACGCTGCATGAGCGGTGCATAGCAAAGGTGAATAGGTCGCGCTGCCAAGCCGACTTCATGATCGACAATGGGCATAGCACCAGTACGCGCTTAATCTTGCCCTTCTTCATCAGGTAATCAGCCGTCCAGATGACGCTAGCCGTCTTGCCTGTGCCCTGCTCGTTGAAGCAGAAGGCACGTCTGCGAATAGACAAGAACGAAGCTGTCTCTTTCTGGTGGTCGAACGGTGCGTACTTACCAGTCCATTGGTAGTCGCGGAGCATAGGGGACGGCACGCCGTCGTAACCAAGCTGAGCTAAGCGCGTAGCCTCATGTAGCCCCCAGTGTACGGCTACGGCTCCACCTTCAACCACGGCGCTCTTTGTAATGTATTGGGGTATAGTGTGTGCGTTCGGCGCTGTGATTAGCAGCGCCTTGTTATCAATTATCTGCACGATTGCTCCTTCGTGGTTACTTTTTACGCTCTCGTTTGCTGCGCTCCGACACGAGGTTACCCTTCTTATCACGGAGAAACGAGCGGTTGGTTGACTTGCTTTCTACACGCAACCCTGTCTTGTTGGTGCCACCCTTGTCAAATGCTTTTACGTGGGCAACGTCTTTACCGTCGCCCTTATGCACCTTACCGGCTTTAGTCATCTTGGCACGGGCCGCATTGCGCGAAGCACGGTTCTTCTTCTGCTCTGGGCGAGCGTGGTATTTATCGTACTCGGCTTTGTAATCCCTTGCCATCAATGCCTCCGTGGTTTCCAATGCTCACAGCTTTTAACTGGGCACCAGCCACATAACGGGCTGGTCTTTGCGTTCCATACACCATTATCCATGCTGGCCTCAAGCTGTTCTAACTGATTATCAAACACAGATAGGTACGTATCCAAGTGCTCACGCCTGTGGGTCTTCTTAGGAAACTCGTTGGACACCACGAAAGCTAGCCCCGACTTAACCTTGGTTATCTCTGGGTAGTGCACGAACACCGCGCCAGCCATCAGGTCCAGCTGCTTCATGTCCGCATACTTGGCGTTCTTGCCTGTCTTGTAGTCCACCATGTGGGCAGTCTTGCCGTTCGTGATGAGCAAATCGACGATGCCGCGCCACCATACGTCCTTATCGAAGAAGCCGCATGGCTCGTAGCCAGTACCCGTTTTCTTTACGCCTAGCTTCAGCTCGGTGTGCTTCTCGCCCGGAAACTGGGCCAGCACTTCCACGACGGGCCGCATGATGCTGAACTTCTCTGGTATGGGTGTGCCGTGCTTGATGTAGTGCTCGGCTGCTTCGTGCGCGTTGGTCCCATAGATAGCTGCTTCGCCGGGGTCGTCCTTTACGTCCTTAATCACCTTGAGGTGAAAGTACTTCTTCGGACACTGGTCGAAGGTCTTGATGCTACTATAGGACCACGCTGTCATGTTATCTTGTTTTCCCTTGGAGACGGTCAGCCACTAACGTAGCATATCCGGCTATATCAATCCAGCTATCTAGGTGGTTCGGGTTGCCGTGCACGATGCGACTTATCTTAGTCGCAATCATATCCAGCGCCTGTAGTTGGTCAGGATATAAGTGTAGTGCGTTACGGGCGACCGCATTGTGCATGATACCTTTAATCCTAATGGTCGTGTCCGAAGACTGCATGAACGAACCATATTGCTCCGCCCTTGCGTCTAAGATATTACCCACCCCACTGACTTCGGGTTCAGGTTTCGGTCCACAGTCATTAGTGCAGGGCGTACCAAGAACTGCTTCCGCCTCCGCTAGCGCCGCTTCCTCTGCCGCTACTAACGCCGCTTTCTCTAAGTCCTTCTTCAGCTTCCAAGCGTAGTTGTAGCTTACCGCCATACGTTGGGTAACTTCGCTAGGCGAATAGCCCTGCTTCAGCAGCTTTATAACGTTATCTGCTATGACTTTCTTTCTCATACTCATTTCATTTGCTCCTTCACTTTAGATTGCCGCCGCTCTTCAGGATGTCACCACCAAACACATACGTGCCTACATGATGTAACTTGATGAACGGGTGGGCGTGTATTTTGCCACCGTGGTTGCGCCACAGTTCACAAAAATGGTAATCTTCGCTTAGCAGTGCACCGGTATCGTCGATGCTGGTAGCGAAAAACTCATGGGTTAGAGGCTTCTGGTACTCGCCTGTCTCTGGGTCTTTGAACGACGATGTACGGTAGGTCGGCACATGCGGTATTAACTGCTCGAATACCCCCCGCTTGATTAGCATGAAGCCTGTGCCGCCATGCCGCACTTCGATGCAGCCTGTCTCGTCTGTATGTACGTCAGCACCACCTACCATGTTGAACACAAAGGCTCCGGCATGGTCCGCAAGGTCAGCCTTACCTTCAAGGGCAGCGCGATTGACACTGTCCCAGTTCACTTCCTTCTTAGGGTAGATGCCGCATGCGATGTCCTTGTCGGCCAGCATCAGGTGCGCGATAGCCTCACCGTCAAAGCCAATGTCAGCGTCGATGAACATGAGGTAGTCATGGTCACTCTCAAGGAACACCCGTGCCAGATCGTTACGTGCCCGTGTGATAAGGCTCTCGTTCATAATCTGACACCATGCCACGTTGACGCCAATCTCACGCATCTTAGCCATGGTCATAAGCAGACCTTGCACATAGTGCCCTGTGCACATGCCACCGTACATGGGGGTGGCAATCATCAGGCTCGGTCGTTTCTCTTCAGTCATTTCTTACCCCCTGTGAAGCGACCCTTGGAGTCGCGGGTGTTGTGCCTATAAAGTTTCTGGTTAAGTAGCTCGTTCTCGCGCTTGAGGGTAAGGACCTTCCCGTCCGCGCTACCCTTACCAAGCATGTAGCTAAAGTAGACCAGTACAAATACCGCTACCGTTGCTGTAAATGTCCAACTTATTTCCATTTCTACTCTCCTCCTTTTAAAGCCCTAATCACTGACCGCACGTATATCATGTCGTCCCTGAGACCTGCACGTGTCGCGTTCGCAAGTTGGAAGTCACCGCAAGCCAGCGCCTCCGCAGCCACAAGCTCCCGCGCTTGAAGCACTACTGGGTCTGCGCTTAACTCTGGGTAGCGAACTATTGCAGCTCGTTTCCACTTCTCCAAAACGTCAATCTCGGCCTTCATCGTCTTGATTAGGTCGTTCAGTATATCAACCTGCAGCGTTGATTGCGGCTTCGCCTGCGGCGACTTTACACTCTCTTCTTTCTTGTACTTTACGGAGTACGCACGGTGTGTCGTAATCCGGCCCGATGGACCCTCTTCGCGCTTCTTACCTGTCACGAACACTATGTCCTTATTCGCCATCGAACTGATAGCGTGGGATATGTGGTCTATGTCCAAATGAGGCATCAGGGCGGAGAGTTCTTTAGTCGTGCTGTTGGCGTTACGCCGCAACATGTTTAAGACTTCTTCTTTCCGGGTGTTCGGACGTATAATAGCTGTGTTATTCATGGTACTTGCTCCTTCTTTGGTTACTACTTACGAAACTAATTTTCTCAACGCACCCACAATACCGTTATTTTTCATATCGGTAGACGTGGGGTATCTGGCTGCAGTGGTGGTGCCGGTGTTGACGTGCTCATCCAGCCAAATGCTGCTTGCAGACGTACCAACAATCGTGCTGTGGTACGGGCTTGTGTTAACTGGTAAGCTAGCACCACCACCACCACCACCACCACCACCGCCACCCTGCTGCATGGTGGTGTTCCGTGCCTTCTGCATAATCAAGTTACGCTCATACTCACGGTCTTCCTCTGCCTTGCGGCGGCGGTCTTCACCGTTAAGCATTTCGTCCATCACCCGCTCGTGAATTTCATCCAGCCGGATGTCGCGCAGCTTTGCGGCGATTGCAGCCTTGTCAGCCTCGTTCCCGTAGGCGTGTATCCCGTTTATGGGTTCATACCATCGGTCGTGAAACGGCGCGTGTGCAACCCTAAACTCTTCAGGATGACTCTCCATCCGTGCGAGGAGTAGCTTCACTACCTCATGTGGCTCATCCACCATAACTTGCTCCTATCTTGCTCTCACAGTTCAACGGTAATGTCGGTGCCCACTTGGGCCGTATACGCATACACGCCTCAACGAACGCACGGGCTTTGTCAGCTTCTTCTATGGGTGCAATCACCCCCACGGCGTCGTGCACGGTCATCACTACGCGGTAACGACGCGCAACCATCAGCATCTGCTCACCTATGATGATACGGGCGACTGCCTGACACACATTCTCTATGAGCTTCCCGCCGTATATGCGGGTAGGGATAACTGCCCGGCCCTTCTTAACGTCGTAGACGAACTGGTCCCGGCCCGACTTCTTGTCTGGCTCCTTGCGTAAGTTATCGTACCGCAGGTACATACCGTTGGGTAACCTGATACCAAACATATCCACTAGCAGTGCTTCGTGCTCACCCAGTTGTGCGGTCCTAGTGGACATAAGCGCCTCTAGCGCCTTATCCCCTTGCTCCCACAGCTTTGGTATCATGGGGTAAGCGTTACGGTACACCGTAATAATGTGCTTACACTCCTCGATTGGCATATCGACGTTGAAGGTCTTTAGCTGCATCTGGAACTTAGTCGCACCCATGGCATAGCCTGCACCGAGAATAGTGGTCTTACCTACAAACCGCTGGTCGTCTACTATGTCACCTACGGCTACACCGTATATCTCTGACGCCATGATTTTGTACGGGTCGTACTGCATGTCCGCCTTCTCCACACCCGCTGCGACTTCTGCGTTGTTCTTGTCAAAGAACTCTACAAGGTCATCCTGCCCAGCTAGCCACGCCAAGGTCCGCGCTTCAATCTGTGATGAGTCACAGTCGATAAACACATAGCCCTCCGGTGCCAGCATAGACTTCTTGAGCGGTGACTTGCGCGGTAGGTTCTGCAGGTTGACCTTGTCGTCGCCACCCCATCTGCCTGTATGTGCTGCGTAGTAGCGTAGTGGAACTGGTAGTAGTCCCCGGTCAGCAATAGCTACGAACCGCTCGGTCCGCGTCTCCTCAAGTGTAGACTTCACGCCCAGACGCGCAGCGACGATGGCTTGTACTTGTGGATTGGGGTGGTCGAGCAGTGCCTTGAACCCCTCGTCACTCTTGGCGAACGCGAATGCTGCCTTACCTGTCTTGGCGCTCACCTTCATGGGCGGGGACACACCATGAAACTCCAACAGTTCCGCTAGCTTCGGATTGCTCATCAACTCCGACTTGTCGTAGTTAAGCTTAGCCATAAGCTCTTCTTTTTTGGCTTGTACGTTATCCAAATGCGCAGCCAAGATACTCTTATCCAACACCAGCACCGGCTCGGTGAACATCCGGATGGTCAGGTCAATCAGACGCAGCTCGGACACAGGCATGAGTGGGGCCAAGACAGTAAACAACTTCTGCGTCAGCTCTACGTCGTTAATACAGTAGTCGCCATACCGGGCTAGGTCTTCGTCAGTGAAGTCCAGTCGCCGCTTACCTAGCGCGTTGATAACCTCGTCGCCCTTCTCGCCCAGACCGTAACGCTCAACTGCTCTGGCTAGGCTGTTACCAGCATGCGGTCCATCAATAGCACGGAGCATAGACAGGGTGTCAGCGATGCGCTTAGGCCGGATGTCGTAACGCCAGTTAAGGATTGCCATGTCGAACATGGCGTTATGGGCCACAGCTATGCTGTTATCCCAGTCCCACTGTTGTAGCCACCGCTTGGTTTGCGCGTTGGTACCGGTGAACCATACAGTCTCTTCTTCGTTGCGCTTAACGGCAACGCCGATGGTCTCGAACTGCGGGTCACGGATATACTCCTCCGTCGTCATTTTGGAGAGCGAGAAGGCGCGGTCGTAGTAGGTCTCGAAGTCGATGTTCAAGATGTCCATCAATATAGCCTTGTGACGTGGATGGTGTCGCCCTTGGTGCGGGTCATGTAGTGACGGTCTGTTCGCTCGTTCTGGTTATGCGCAGCCCTGCGGACAAGGTCCTTGTCCCGCTCCGTTGGTGCTTCAAATATCTTAACCTCGCCCACCTCCATCGCATTGAGGCCGTACTTGGACTTCCGTACGTTAGAACCTGATGTCATCTTCACTCCAATCATAAATGTCCCAGCCGAAGTTGTCGTGTAGGAATTGTCTCAGGGTCATTTCATCAACCATATCATGATGGCGTCGTACAGGTCGTACTTGCTGTCGCCAAAGTTCCAGAAGAGGAGGAAGCAGACACCAAAAAAGTCCATCCCAGTGCGTACTGTTACCGTCTTATCATCCATTTGCGTCATCCTCCGGCTCAAACACATAGCCAATCATGCTATGCAGTGGGCGCAAGATTGTTTTCTTGGTCGGGTCAATCTTGAACGTGTGCATCGGGTTGCCGTCGGCTGTGCTCACCACGGTGAACGTGACAGTCTTGGGCTGACGCAGTCGCTCGTTCTCGGCTTCCAGTTCAATAACGTGGACCATGTAGGCTTGAAGTTCATTCACATAATTCAGTGTAGTTTCGTCAGTCATCGTTCTTCTCCTTTATCTCAAAGCCAAGCGCGTCCAGTATGGTGCGGAGTTCTTCGGCCACGCTGAAATCCCAACATAACGCATTACACGCATCCACCAGCGGGTCAGGCTTGGGCGCAGGGATGATGAACTCAATCAGATGTTTGCTGGCATACACTACCGCTTCTGCATGGCCGGTGTTTTTAAGTACAGACAAAGCGCCTTTCGCCGCATCGCTGAACTTCTTTTTGAATTCTTCCAACTCCAACTCTTTGGTTTTCAATTTGGCCTGAAAATCCTGTGCGCGGCCCTGCCATCTCATGGCTTCCAAATACGGGTTATACTCAGTAGGTGGAATTTTTTGTTCAATGTCGGTCATTTCAAATGCTCCCCTGCTTCGATGGCGTCGATCAAAACGGATTGAGTTTTGCTGGTTGTCAAAGTTTCAATGACGCGGATGGGGCATATCCCTGCTTTATGTCGGCGTAGCCACGCCACAATGTGTTTGCGTTCTTCTATTGCGCCTTCGAATAACCCTTGGCGGTATGCTTGCAATTCGCTCATTTGCTTTCCCCCAGTCGGCGCTTCTCAAAGAACTCAAGCAGTGCCGCGAGTAGCTGGGCCGAACCTTCCCTTGCGTCGGCGTTCCACCTACGCTCGGAGTCGCTGTTCATACCCGAAGGTGCGGTCTTCTCGCTGACGTATATCGCCTTCGCCACCCGCTCTTTGTGTTCGCTTACCTGCTTGCGTAGGGCGGTGACGCGCCTGACATCCACACCGTGGTAAGATGCAATATACCTATCGTCCGTTATGTACCCAATCGTCCGGATAATTTCTGGGTCACTGCTCATTCTTCTGCTCCTTCATCTTGCGCACCAGCCCTCGCACCATGTCCCAGTTCTCGTCGTTAGCTACCACGGCTACGCCATTACACCGACGTATCGCTTCAATCTCACGCACTTGTAGGGCGGTTGGTTTGTTGGTCCCTGCCTTGACTTCGATGGCCAAGAAGTAGCCGTTCACACAGCATATTATGTCAGGGACGCCGCTACGGCCAAAACCATGGGTGGCGGGGAAGAAGTAGTAAACTCCTTCCTCCTTCAACACCTTGACGATTTTTTCTTTGACTCTTTTTTCTGGCGTTGACGCCATGTTGTTTGCTCCTTCTTATGAGTGTTTATCCCTCTTCGGGTGGTACGTCAACTGGGTTGTATAAAATAAAGAAAGTGTCCACGTCGGTGCGTACACCTATGTCGTTAATCAACGTGTCCTTCTCAGTCATCTTGAGTAGACCTAGCGCCATCTTCACTTGGTCAGGCATGGACTCCAGACTGCATGCGTATGCTTCTTTACCCACCGGCTGCACGATAAAGTCTCGTGGACGCTCAACCACCACCCAGTGTGGGCTGTTTGCAAGCACCTTGGCTGCTTCTGCGTTATCACGTAGCTCGAAGAACTTTTCTTTGGCTTCGTCCACATGGAGGTTGCCCGTCGGGACGGCCATAAACGCGTCCCACTGCGATGATAGAAACTTTAACGCTGGCGCTGCCAGCCTCTCAATCGCACGGATGTGAAGCTGTCTAGCCCTGTAGCTGGCGCTCTGCGCGGAGCTATGGCTCGCCTTGTACTTGGCATCTGCTATCTCTGCGACTGTGTGTGGGTAGACGTTCTTGAGTATAACTGCGGTTATGTCTTTGAGGTTCTTGCGGTTTGTCCATAGCCCACGCTCACGCGCTGCAACAAGGCGGTGGTTCTTAACTGCATACACATGCCCGTTGCCTTTGAACTCCTTGTCTATGCTGGCCAGCTTCTCCCCGTTATCGTAGATGTCAAAGGATGAGTGGAGCACTTGAGCAATATCGCCGCTGTGGTTAACAGTGCCGTAACCAGAAGCCTCGAACTCCCAGTTTGGGCGCTTGACTTGTAGTGCCTCGATTAGCTGCGCCATGAACGGATGCACCTTGGACCGCTCAGCACGGTCTTTTGAGACTGCATCGTCGTAGCTTGGCCAGTACGTATTGTGTACGTCTAGCGGGTAGTTAACTTTTTCCTGTGGCATTGTATTGCTCCTTCTTACCAGTCAAATTGTCCAAGCACCGAGTCCACGCTAGCCTTGAGGTCGCTACGTGCCATCTCGTCCTTGCGTATGTTATCGACGTCTACGCCGCGAATGGCCTTCTCCAGTGCTTGCCTAGCTGACTCTAGCTCCGGGTCTTTAGTTATGTTCAGGTGCGTTAGTAGCTGACACATCTCTTGGGCGTTGGTTACGAACGTAGACCGGAACTGCTTGGTCTCTTCGCCCTCTGGCTCGGTCAGCTTCTCGCTCATGGTCAGCAGTGTAGAGTGCAGCTTGTTCCATGTGGTCTTCATCGCGTCACCCACACGGTCTGTGTATGCCGCTTCGTATTGGTTACGTAGATGGGCCAGCTCGTCGCTTGCTACGTCGATACGGAAGTCACCCACCTCTGGCACAGGACTGAACACCAGACGGAACGCGAACTTGGACTCCACATCATCCGCGCTTGGGTAGTCACCTGCATTGAATAGGTCACCAAGGTTATGCCGCGCAGCCTCAACTAGATTGGGATACTCAGCTACGAACTTAGTCACCTTCGAGTTAAAGTAGCTCGCCCGTGCGTCAGCTTCGCGCTTATACTCTAGAAACATAGACGTAGGCAGTAGCCTCACGCCCTTGTCAGACCAAGGCAGTGTGCGTCCGTTGTGCCACGTGCGACACAGCGCAGCGTAGTCAGCTATGTCCTTACGCAAGCTAGTGCCCGCCATAAGGTTTTTCCTGAACTTACCAGCGTCAGCCACAGCGTGTGCGTCTAGCGTTGCTTTGTCGGTTGCCTTGCGGTCGATGATTGCTGCTGTCCATACGGAGATGTTCATCTCCACCAGCATTGATGAACTTGAGATACTCATTGGTTTGCTCCTTAGTCGATATGTATTGTCTTGCCTGTTGATGCGGTCATCCGCCCACCGCCTGTGATTACCCACAGTATCGGTGCGCCGTTCCAGTCCGAACCCCAGTTAGGCACGTAGCCATCTGTGAACATGATGATGCAGTCGGCCTTGATGTCCTTCTCCTTGAGGTATGCCTCCATGCAGCTTGGGTCTGTGCCGCCACCACCGCGTGGTTTGGTAGACGTGCGGAACGAACCGCGTGTCGAGTCGTCATACACCTCGTGCCCAGCCATCGTGTGGTCCCAGTAGATGATGTGCAGCTTGTCAGGCGTAACCACCGATAGGATAGCGTCAGTCTCCGACAGGTTCCGTGCGTGGTCCTCGTTGGTGATTGAACCAGACGTGTCGCAGCCAATGATGATGTTGCCCACACGCTCGCCCGTAAGGCTCGGCATGATGATGTCCGATGATAGAAACCTACGGCTAGGCTTGCGCCATGATGAGTAGTCACGTCCAGCGCACGTGGCGTTGACGAACTCACGTAGCTGCTCACGCCAGTCTACCTTGGGCTCGAGGATGTCGGTCAACTCACGCGACATACCACCCGCACCTTTGCCGTGCATCTTCTGTGCAGCAATCATCCCCTGCCGTATGGCTTGGTCTACCTGCTTAACCAGCTCTTCCTTCTCCTCTTTGGTCAGGTCGTTCGCGCCTTCCCAGTCGTGCTGGTCGATGCCTTCGCCATCACCACCGCCTCCGCCACCGTCGCCTTCTTCCTGCTCCTGCTTGAGCATATCGAAGACCTGCTTGGTGTTCATGCCTGCGAACCTGCGGTCGATAAGACCTACGGGCTTGCCATCTTTCTGCGGCATAGCCACCACAGTGCGGTTCGGGTCACGGGTGACAATCTCTAGGTTAATGACGTAGTCACAGGCCATGTTGGCTAGCCGTGGGTCTTCATCCCACAGCTTCTTCCACGTAGTCAGGTGGCGATACATCTTGTGGAATGACTCGTGCACCACGACGAAAGCTACCTCCTGTATGGATAGCGCGTCGATGAACTCACGCCCATACACCTCATCACGCCCGTTGGTATGCGCAGTTGGCACCGTATCGCTCACTTGCTTCGTGCCCATCATAAAGATACCGGACATGTCTGCGAACAACGGGTTGCGCATGAGGTCAATCACGACCTTACTTAGTTTACGCTCGGCTGTTAGTGCCATTAGCTTGCTCCTTTAGTTTGTTAGTCGCGTATACGTACGCGGATAGCTCGTCGGGGTGGTCGAAGGCTGAAACGTGCATGACTTTGCCGTTGGACAGATTGACCTGCCATATCGACACAGGCACCACACGCTTCACATCCACGACGTGAAGCTCCTCGGTCACAGGATATCTACGTTAGCCAATGCCCAGTCACGGAACTTGGTGGACGTGTAGCCAATCTGCTTCTTGTCTGGGTTCTTGGACAGGTTGATTGCAAACACAGCTTGCCACTCGGACGCCATGCGCTCGACATACTCCATGAACGGCGTGATTGTGTTGCGCTCAATCTTGGCGATAGCACCGAAGACCATAACCGCGCATGCGCCGGGGCTATCGGGTAGCTTGGCTTTGGCTGGGTCTTTGATGACCTCGTCCCACGTAGGTAGCTGGTCCTGATACTCAACGAAGGCATGCATGTCCCGCGCAGCGGACTCACCGATTGTGCCTACCATGGCCGCGAGTAGCGCGTTGGCCGTGAGCTTATCACGCTGCTTGAGTACGTCGTTAGACGCAAGCTGCAACGACCGGCCTGATACGAAGCTACCCTGCATCCGCTTGGGGTTGAAGATGTATGGGTTACTCTCTTGGTCACCGTCCATGTAGGACGCCATCGCATGCGGGAACTGGTTAACCCACGCCATAACCACAGGGTCGATGTCGTTAGTAACTGCCCATGCCAACCACTCGTCTGCGTCTGGCTTGCGCACCGTAACCGTAGTTACGCGATTGCGTGTATGTGGCTTGACTGTATCGCCAAGACCTTCGCCTGCCATGTTGCCAGTCATAAGCACGATGGAACCATCGCGCAGCACGTTGTTACCTAGCCGTGGCTTGCGCGACTCCAGTAGGGGGTGGAGCATATTCTGCACAGGCTGCGGTGCCTTGGTGAACTCGTCTAGCATGATAACCACAGGCTTGCCTGATTGTATCTGGAAGATAGCGTTAGCGAAATACTCGGTTATCTGCTTGTCACGGTTGATACTCGGCATGGCGATGTCGCCAAGGTCGGCTTGTGCGCAGTCGAAATACGCATAGGCATACGCATCACCGAAGTGCCGCTCCAGTGCGCCCATGATAGAAGACTTGCCAATACCCGGCTCACCCTGAAGGAAGAACCGATTGTTTGGACAGTTGATGATAAGGCTTGCTGCCTCTGCGAGTGACACAGTTGTGCCGAAGTTTAATGCACTCATGATATGCTCCTTGTTATTGCTTAACTACAGTTAAGACTTTGCTTGGTTGTTGTGGTTGTTACTCTGCGTCCGCTTGTGCGGCTCTTTATTATCCTACGGTTATACCACAGGTACTTGCTTAGACCAAACTCACCTGAAATACGTGGCGTAGCGGTCATACACCAACTTGCCTGCATCTGCCCTGACCTTGGTGAACAGCACGTCACGATACTCCTTATGCACCATGTGCATCACGGTGAGCTTGGCTTCGTTCAACAGTAACCGCCAGTGACCTGCGCTCAGCCATGTCATAGCCTTGTACCAGTTCTCGGTCTCGCCGCTCTCTATTAAGCTAATGAAGCCTAATTGCCATTCGGGTGTCCATCTGTTTGGCATACCCATCTCCCTACGCTCATCGATGGTAGCAGTGGGTAGGCGCGGGTTGTCTCTGCTCTCCTTGGTCCACGGACTAATATCCGCATCGTTCGCGCTTAGCTTGGACATGACTGAAACGTATTCGAGGAACGGTTTGAACCGTGGCATTATCTCTGCCTTGGCCTTGCGGTTTAGGACATGTCTGTAGACAGGCACGGGGTTGAGGTATGTGGGTACCCTGTTCTCGTGCAGGATGAATGTCGCCTTGCGTGGGCTATTGTAGCGTAGCTGCAGCGGGTAATGCCCGATGACTTCCTCTCCGTCTTGGTATGCAGCTGCAGCCACCCAGTCCTCGCCTGACTTACGCTGGATGTTTAGCCCTGCGATACGCTGTATGCGCTCACGACATGATGCATCTATATTCTGCTCGATAGCCACACGCCCGTCTGGGTAGTAAGCTAGCAGAGCTTTGCCCTTGTCCTTCCAGTATGAGTATCCGATACACACTGCCTTGTCGTCGCGCTTCCAGATAGAAAAGAACTTCTGGTCGCGTCTGCCTATCGGCTTGGTTCCGTCCTTGTCGCCCCTGATTGGGACGGTTTCTTCCCAACGCTTTAGTGCTTCTTGGTATGATTTTAAACGGGGTAGTGCGTTGTATGTGCTCCAGTTTAACATGGTATTTGCTCCTTTGCTTATATGTGGTGTAGTCTACGTGCCTCTTTGAGGCGTTCTGCTAGCACAACCTCTAACTCGGTTAGCTGCGTATGGGTCTTGGTATAGGCGATTAACTCTGCGTCACTTAACATCCGGTAGTAGTTCCGGTCTTTGGTGAGCTTCTTTGTCTCGGTCATCTCACTTCTCCGTGTATTGCTGGCGGTTCAGCGCGTTGCGTAGGAAGAACTCACGGTAGCCAGTCTCGCCACGACGCTTGCCGAAGTCTGTTATCATCTTGCTAAGCTGCGGTTCGAGTGCGCGTAGCTGGCGGCGCATAGCCTCAACCTCGGTTAAGAGCTTGATAGTAGCTATATCCGCTGCGTTGTCTTCGCGTCCCGGCAGCACTGTGCCTATGTTTACTACGTTATTAGTGGAGTTTGCGGTTGGGCTTGCTGGTTGCGTTGATGTTATATGTCGTATTGCTATCTGTGTCATAGTCTTCCCTCTCGTTATAATAGTCGTGGTCATGGGCATGCTCTTGTTCGAGCCGCATCACGTCCTCCATTACTTCTTTTATGTTCTCTATGGCTTCCCTGTGGTGGGCAATGACTGCCACCTCGCACAGACGCGTGAATAACTCACCGTCCAGCTGTGACGCTATCTTGACTAGCTGAAACGTCAGCCAGCTCTTAACTGCGGTTAGCACTATTCCTCTCCCTTGGTCTTGGACTCGGCGTCGATGGCCTTTGCAAACACCCGTATCGCTGCCAGCTTGCGCTCGACGTCGTAGATATAGTTAAGTGCTTTCTTAATCAGGCTCTTGTCGTGCTCGTCTACCATGTCGTCGCGCATCTCGCGCAGTGCTTGTTTCTCTTCGAATGTCATGTTGTTTTCCTTGATGTGAATGATATTTCTGTTGAGCGGTTTACCGCTATTACATAGTCCGCGTTGGTGCTCGCTTGTATCTCTACGTCATTGTCTTCCTCTCCTAATCTTACGTATTCCCACGCTATGTTGAACGGCGTGATGTCTGGGCCTTGCTCGGTCCCTGTTAAGTCCTGCTCTTCGAGCATGTTGTCGATGTCGTTGAACGCCTTCTCCACCCTCTGCGGGTGCTCGTATGACGGATACCATTTGACGTCTTGGTATGAGACCAAGATAGCTAGGTTCTCCTCGTCATACTGGATGGCGGCGCACCACTCGTCCTTCGCTTCAGCATGCGGGTAGTTTTCGTCAAACCATAGCTTGAGCAGTCCGTATGCTGTCTCACTCTCGTTAGGCACGTAGAAGACTATATCTACCTCTGACCTGTAACCCATGTCATTTCCCCTTGATGGTGTCGTGTATCGCCCAGATTGCGAAGATGCCTGCGCTCGTGAAGAATATCTCGGCTGCTACGTGTAGTAGTGTGTTCATTGGTTTTGTTCCTTCTTCGGTGTGTCTAAGACTGCCCAGTGGGTTGGCGCTTCGTTGTCGCTTGAGCAACATCCGCAGCCGTGGCTTGAGAGTATTGCTGTGCCCCACTCATTGAAGGTATCGTCCCACCAGCCTTCGGTTACTTGGTCTTCGATGAAGAGCAGGATGTGCGTCCCATTCTTCGGTGCTGTTTCTATTGTCTGCCAGTTCATCTTCTTTCTCCTTAACTGCGGTTAGCTGAATGCACGTGCAAGCACGGGGCGTAGTGCGTCAGGCATGACTAAGCGTTTCTTGTAGCCGTTGCCTATGTTGATACCTCGGTAGTAGAGCACTGCTTGGTGCAGATTGCCCTTGAACGAATAGCGGGTGGTGTAGGCGCGGTTGCCCTTACCTACTTGCACCTCGAACTTAGTGTCGTCGGTGTAAGCTATGCGCGTACCGTCTAGCGTTGCTGTCTTCATGCTGCATCCTCCGGCCATTCGTAACCGAACATCGCTATCAGTATGTCGCGCACTTGCTCTCTGTCGTGGCTGTCACCGTCGAAGGCTATGCGTGTGCGCTTC